TCCGTGTAATTAAACAGACTGACAGATGGTTCTGCCTTTAAGTTGCCAAGAATATCGGAACGATTCTCGCTCTCCTTTTCCTTGTGAATGACAATTGGGAGTTCACCCTCAAAGCGAGGGAAAACAACAGGAATACCGCTGGCGGTAACATCTTGTCCGATAGGAAAGTGTCCTGCCTCTTGAAGAGTGGTTCCCGAGTTAACGGAACCACTCCCCACGACAATTTTCTTTTGTCCTACCTCATGGTTGAGCTGATGGTAAGTGGCCATGCTTTAATCACCGTTCGCCCCAAGTGATGGAGCCATTGACAGTATTGGAGTTGTCGGCAACACTTTCCACCGCAAGAGTGAGGATGTCGCCAGAATCTCCAGTGGGATTAGAGATTGGGCGGGTAAGAAATTCGCGGTTGTAACGGAAAATCTCTTCAAGCATCAGGTTTTGACCGTCGTCGTCCCCAGAGAAGAAAGTGGCAATAGTTTCACCACCAGTCAACGCAGTTGCAGTCGTGTTGTACTCGATAGCTGAAAGCTGAGCACTGGAAGTGAAGTTACTGGTATCAGTTGCAGGGTTGATTGACGCGCCTCCAACAGTTAAAGCAGTTGGATTTTTGATTAAGGAGAATTTAGCCCTGAACTGGCTTGAAATGTTCAACATCAACGGAACCACTCTCATGATGTTGGTCTTGCTGTTGCCATCAGCGTTGACAATGTTTTCCTTGCAACGCAAGCTCAGCAAAGGACGAGCAGCCCCAGTGTTGATTGAAACGGCAGTGCCGGGTTGACTGAAGATGTCGTACTTAGTCGCATCACCACCATCAATCTCGGCCTTCGTGCCGTAGATCTTGAGGTAGACAGCTTGAGTGAGATTACCCGTCTTCTTAACCCGGAAGGTCAAAGGAAGGTTGGGATTGCCGAGGCTGGGGAACGGAATTCGATCGCAAGTATTGAGCTGGTGAATTGTCACCCAGCGAGCCTGCTTGGCCACTTCTCCTGCAGCCAAGTTCTCGTCTTTTGGCACATAAGCCATAAGGCGAGCGGCAGATCCGCCGTACCAGCCCATCTGGATACGGAACATCGTCACGTTCGAGAGGCTTAGTGTATGCACACTGCTGCCTTGACCATCAAGCTTGTCGCCGTTAAAAGAAGAACGAGGAACAATCTCTTCCATTACGGAAGGATCGTTAGGAAGCACCCGATAACGACTTCCGTTGTAAAGGCTGTTGGCATTACTAATCGTGAAATCAGTAGAGCCAACAGGAGCTCCGTGGTTCTGAGGGCTTTCGCCAGAGTTGGTGCGACGAACAAAGAATAGATCGTTGCCAACAATGCGGATGATATAACCGTTCTTGTCGTCCCAAATGCCAAATTCGATCTCTGCATTGGTGTCCTTGAGCATGGACACACCAAAGCTCACATCAGTGATTCGGCCAGTCTGATAAGGGAATACCAAGCGGCTCTGCATCTGAGCCACTGTTGCGTTCGTCGCGTTGGTATTAACCAACAACTGAGCACCGCTTTCAAGAGGCAAGTGCGTAACTGTCGAGTAGTCAGGGGTGCCAGTATCGTTAGCCGTAATCTTCCAAGCCTTTGGATCAATGGCAAGGATGTTTGTGCTATCCCAAAGCTGAAGGCTACTTTGAACCCGTGGGTTGCCCAGCAAGTCATCATGCACCTCGCTAGGAGCGCTCAGGTTGTCCAGAATCGGAACAGGAGACTGATCGCTAGCGATGGCAACCGGCAGCGAATTGGCCATCGTGGCCTGGCCGGCAGCAATAGGCTCTGAGCGGCCAACTGTTACTACCTGTTTACCTTCTTCAATGTCAGGCATTGTTTCTTAGATCGAGGTGATGCGAGGCAGAACTTGCAGCGTGCCCAATACAATCGTATCTTCCTTCAAGACATTGATTGTACCGCCAGTTGCATTGGAACTAAAGTTCGGAGTGCCGCCAGAGCCTGGAACAATCTCGAACACCGTATTGGAAACGATGCTCAAAGTGTTGGTGGTATAAGTTGTATTGTAGCCGGCAACAGTAGTCCCAGCGACGCGAACAATGTCATTGGGATTGAGATTATGATTGCCACTGGTTGTAATCCTGATCCTATTAGTTCCTAGGCCAGCGTCAATCACGGTTCCAGAAGTTACAGAAGCAATACCGCTGCCTTCAGGAATGTAATACAGTTCCTTCAAATCCCACAAATAAGGAGAAGACTTGTCTTCCGGGTCAGCAGCCTGCTGAACAATTCCATATTCCGCATTACGCTCGCCATAACCAGAGGCAATCAACCGACCCAAGGCTTCTGTTTGAGAAGAAGTAAGAGCAAGCTTTAGATGGCCAGTTGTCGACAGCTTGGTAATACCAAAACTATCAACAACAGTTGAAGCAGCGAATGTTTCCTTGATTTGAGCTACCACCTCAGAGCCAGAGAAGTCATGAGGAGTGCCGACAGGTTTCTGAAACGCCAAAAACAGCTCGTCGAAGCTGTCACCCTCGCGAACTGTTACGTTAATACTTTCCATTAGCCGTCAATCAGTTTGTCGAGATTGGCGATCATCTCCTTACGCAAGGAAGAAGTGTTCCGGCGAGGTTGCTTCAACTCTTCTATACGATTGAGAAGATCTTGTCTTTCAATTTTAAGTCTATCCACCTCAGCTTCAAGATTAGAAAAGTGCGTAGTAGCCTCAATGCCTGCTTTGACTTGCTCTTGAAGCGCTTCGTTTTCAGCCTGAATAACTGCAATCTGCTTGCGAGCAACTTTCAGTGCTGCTTTGGCCGTGTCTGATAGCACTTCCTTTTCAATAATCTCTGTACGCACCTCTGGCTTCTGAGCCTCCGCAAGCTTGCGTTGAAGTACGGCACATTCCGACTGAACTGAGGCCAACTTGCCTGCTGCCGAAGCAGTTCTTCCTTCCAGGGTTTTGATTGCAAGAAGGGCTTTCTTCAAGTCATTGTCTAGTTCTTCAGCTCGCTTCTGGGCTTTCTCCGCTTCCATCTTCCACATTGCTTGGTCGACGCCGGCAGTGCTGCGACCAGCTTGTGTGCTTTCTCGGCGCTTCAACCCTCGCACAACATCCAAGGACACTTCAATGCCACGAGGCACATGCCAGCGCTCGCTGTACTCAACAACGCCTGGATCAAACTGATCTCTCCATCCAGCCTGAAAAACCGTAGTAGAAGTGTTGGGAGGAAGCTCAATATCTACCTGGCCATCAATGATTTTGAATGAAACTCCTTTGGTGAATCCGATAAACGGAGTCGATGGCTTGATGAATAAGCGACCAGTTAACGGGCCATCAGGCCCGTACAGCGTGCCGACGATTCGAGTCATAATCAGACCTCCCGATAGGTGACCATTACGGTGTAATTGCCACCGCTAGAAACAACTGCGTTCAACTTTTCTCCCGACAATGTCTCGAACAATCCAAGCTCATTAGAAATGGTCAAATTGCCGTCTGCAGGTAGACGAAAAGCTGGCGTGAGATTGGTTGCGTTGGATGTGCCCAGATTGGTGCTTTGAAGCTGAAGAGTGCAAGCTGCTGTCGCAGTGATGATCAGACTCGTCACTCGCACTTTCTTGTTGGTCACCGCAGCAACGACATCGGCGCTAGCCGTGCCGCTAGCAAACGCCGACTTCATCTGATTCGTCAGCAGGTCATGCTGCATTACATAAGGCGTAGCCTGCGTGCCTTGCCCGTCCGCTTGGACGTAAGCAGAATTGCCTGCAGCATCAAGTCCGAAAAGGGCCATGAGTCAAATGATCAAAAACAGAAGGCGTTGAGATTTAAGTTTTTGGCCGCTAGGTAATGTGACGGTCCCTAGAGCAGAAAAGTCAAACCTCAAAGGTGAAGCAACAAGCGTGTCACTTTCAACATACGATGACTGCCGGCCATCCGCTCCAATTGTAGCAATGCGAAGTTTGTACGCACTTGCTAGCGAATAATCGTCCGAAGGAATCGGCATGTACGTTTCCTCCGTAGTCCCTAAATCTAAAGTCCTCGCATCTTGCGTAAAGTAAACCTGAACGCGAAATCTTTTCACCAAAGGGTGAATTCTTGGCTCTTGCCAACAAATAGCAGGACTAACCAGATTCAAGATTGAATACTCCGAATACCGTGGAAAGGACCAGTTTGCTTCGATCCTTGGCATCAGGATGTCTCCAGTTTGATTGTGCCTTTGTCCACTGTAGGAGTGACAGTAACACTGGCAACAGAAGCAATTCCCGAGTCAAAGAATGTCCCCAGATCAACAGTGTCATACTTGTCAGCGTTGTATTGCGTTCCAGTAACGGTCACTGTGCCGTCGTCGCCTTCCATAATTCCAATAACTCGATACGTTCTAGGCTTCGCGCCATTCTGCTCACGAAGTAGAAAAGGATCACCGGCAGAAGGGGCTTGACTAAATGCACTAGATGGAATGATTTTGGGTTGCGCTTCTGTGGACTGACTGCGAGTTTGAGACTCCGCAACTCCTAGGGTCTGGTCTCCAATGGTCACCTCGTAGGCGACGCCATTCGCAAGCGTGGAGTACGTGTCAACAAGGATTGTGGATGCCGTCGATCCTTCTCGAACACGACCGGCCACAATTCTTGCTGATTTAGCTTCGTCACGAATTTCAATCAGTTCGCCAGGCATCATGAAGAAACCTTCCGCCGAAACCCTAAAAGTAACGGTCTCTTTCTCTGTCAAATTGGTTACCAGAGCCCATCGACCCATGCGCTGAGCCTGTCCTCGCGAAGTGCAACCAAAAGCACGTACCTCTAATTCTTTATATCCAAAGTTTTCGATAGCTTGCGAGTCTTCGACATACTCCAGTTTCGTTTTGTACCTGTCTTCTGGATCATTCCAAGAAACCAAGGCAACGGTTTTCCGAGCCTTGCGGCTCGTTCCTTCGTAATTGAAGGCAGGAGTTGTCACTACTCCATCACTCCCTATTTCTTCAATCACGTTGGATCGGCTAAAAACTTTTACGACATCACCAGGCTTATCTTGCGTGGCTACGACGCCCCCACCAGCAAAATACAACATGCCTCTAAAACAAGCGGCAATTGAATTCAATACTTGATAAGCCTCTCCTCTGTTGTTGATATAGCCATTAAACGTGAAGCGACGCTCCTTTCCGCCTCGACCATCATCGACCAGTTCGTCGCAGTATTTCCCAATCTCAAATAGGGCGTACTTGTCAATATCCTCCTCTCGAATCCCAGGTCCAACCTCATCGTTAGAGTTGTTCCTCATAACTCCACATCCATAACGGTTGGTCGTCAGCAGGTCGTAAAAAATCCAAGCAGGATTTGTGCAGTACTTTTCTGTGCTGAAGCCGCCATTCCAAGTTCCTGAATAACTCACATCGCCATCAAGATCCTCCGTTCTATTGTTTGGAACTTTGATCTTGAGTCCTCTTAAGTCAACGGATACCGAGGGGACAGAACTAAATGTTTCAGAAGGAAACTTGAGTCCCAGCAATGCTGTGCCTGGATATCTAAAAGTCTCTTCCAAAACGCCTACGATGGCTTTGAAAAACAGGTCATTAGCATCCGTAACACTGTCGGGATCCTCCGTGGTGCGCGTGACGCTTACAGTCCAAGGTCCAGTGGTGTTGCTAGCAATATCAAACTCATACTCCTCGTCGTAAGACCCTCGCGTCTTACCTTCAATCATCAACCCCTCATTGTAAAGCTGGGCGCCAAGAGCGTCAGTAATGTTGATGTCAAACTTTACCTTTGTGCCACTGATGTCTCCATTATCGTCATCGACTTTGTACAAGGCGCTAACACCCACTCGAACAACAATCTTTTGAAGATTGTTAGTTGTTGTGGTTACAGGGACTGATATTCCTTCTACACATTGAATACCAACTGATTGCTCAATTCTGACCTCGTCAAAATCTTTGATTGACGACTGATCAATTTTGCCGCTTTTAAAGTCAATCTCAATGTTGCCATCGAAGTTGGCGTCTCCTTTTTCGTTTTCAATGGGAGTGTCATTTAAGTAGACGCTTTGTTTTTCGCTTTCCGCAAAACCTTCGACAGGCCCTTCGGCAATTGCAAGAAGAACAGTCGCCTCAGCCCTGCTAAATAGATTGTCGTCTTCTTCTTCAGGTTTACGATCGCCACCGCCTTTGCCGCCACCGCCAGAACCTGACAGTTGTACCAGCTTCTCTTCCTCAGCAAAATCGGGCATTGTCAGGTCTTAATGGTTTCAATGGCAGAAGAAATCACCAACGGCGACTGGCAAAGAAACCTGCCGTACACCAGAGGCATGGGATAACCCTGAGTGGTCAACTCTGCTGCCCTGTCAAACATAAAGCTTTCCTTCTTGTCGCTGTCACCATCTGGCGCTTCGACTTCAGGGGCAAGCAACTGCGAAATGCCGCCAAGGATCAAGCTGGCACCCAAGCCAAACATCAAAGAACCCATGGTTGTAAATGCCATAGTGCCGCCCAAGATGCCTTTACCTGCAGCCACGGTCGAAAAGGCACCGATACCTGGGATGAACATCATGCCAATCAAGGCTGCTCCCAGCAGAATCCTTCCTGCGCCGCCTCCAGAGCCTGCAATTACTGGAGCAATAATGAGCCGATCGCAACTCATCATCATCCCTTCGTAGCCCATGCCTTCAGGGTCATCGCTAATTACCTTAAAGCCCATGTTGTTTTCATGAGCGGTGTACATGTATTGTGAAAACCCTTTTACTTGGTGCGTCAACGCACTAAACACGTCCTTTGCGTTGCGAGCATAAAACTCATACTCACGCCCAAAGCGACGCCCCATCTCTCCAATCAGCTTCACTTTGACCAGTCTTTCTTCTGTCATCACATCAAGCTCTCGTGGCGTAAAACTTTGTGAGTCATGCGGGACCAGGAAGCTCCCCAAACAGTAACTTCGGACTGTCTGTCCATTAGATGATGATAGAAGCAATTCCGTTCAGGCAGGAACACTGCTGCGTGATTTGGAGTTGGCGCAACAATGTTCATCAAGATAAAGTCGCCATGTTTCTCCGGCCTGTCCACTTCGACAAACCCTTGACCTTCGTAGTTATTGACAAACATCATCCAAGTACCGTTCTCCCACTCGCCCTCCTCTCCTCTAGGGAAATCATCTAAGACAATGTCAAGCTCGCGCCTATAAAAATCTCGCATCAGGCTATAGCAGTCGTGGATGCCATACACCCAATCGCGCCCCACATAAGGGGCGCTACCTCGTGGATCGGCGTAGCGAAAACCTCCAGTATTCGTGCTGTACAACAACCAAGGCAAATTGCTTTGCTTGCATACTCCTACGTCATGAGCAGAGAATTTTTCGTTGGAGTTGATGTGAGAGTGATAAACGCATTCAATAGTGCCCAGCTCTTCAGCCCTTGCGTAATCTTCTGGTGCAATGACAAAACCAGTCTCAGGGGTTGCCGAAATGTTTTCACAGGGAATAACCACTCCGTCGACAATAAAACCGCAAGCCTCAATGTCTCCACGCTTAAAGCAGTCAGCAGCAACTGCTTTCTTGAGTTCAGTAGTAATCATCGAGACAAGTTAGCTCCTGGAAATCCTCCGAATGGAAGCTCTCCTGAAAACCGCAGCTTGCAACTGGAAAGTTTTTTGCCGCAAACGTCTTGACCGAAAAGAGAACTTCCGGCAGGCAAAGCAGTAGCGGCGGCGTCTAAAGCGGCCTTTGCTTGGTTCATCTCTTGTTCAGCATCAATGACTTCTTGATTTAATTGGTTGAGTTTTGCCTCCTCTGCAGCGCATGAGCCTGCACTAATCACTTGTACGAACCTAACGGGATCAATTTGATCAGAATCATCAGTACCTTGCTTTGTTCCCAGCCCATACTCTCCGTCAGTTGACAAAGTTACCGGACTTCCGTCATACACCGCAAAGATGTGCGCTAAATCGCTATCGCTTGTCTTGTCAGGATCTCTGCCCCTCTTGTCTCGTCCTGGATCAACAGCAAATGTTGCGTCTGAAGCTCTTTTTCGCTTAATACCGGAATCTACTCCGCTACCTATGCGAACACCATTGATCAATGTGAATTTTTCAATTGTGTATAAAGGGCCTGTTCCATAGTTGTCATATGGCGTTGTAATCCTTTTGCTGGTGTCCATTCGGTATTGAGCATTGCTATTAGGCTCAGCAACAGCGGTAACATTTATCCCTTGAAAGATGACCATCGTAACCTGCTTGTTGTCATCGTTTTGATTGTTCATCCCTGGCAGGGCAAACGTAAACTTGGAAAGCTCATCTTCGTTAAAGCCGCCAAAAGTGTCTCCACCACTTGTCCGACAAGCTAAATCTCTCTTGGTTTGCTGAGCAGATCTCAACGCTAATTGCTCTCTATATTTCTTTCTCTTGTTCTTCCACGTTTTGAAAGCATCGTTGTAATCGCGTTCTGCTTGCGAGTTGCCACTTCCTGTAGAGATTTCGTTGTTGAATTGATCTGCCACAGGGCCGCCGTTATACCCGCACTCAGGCCCCCTGTAACGCCAAACACAATGGTTTTGAGTGATAACTCTCTTGGGAATTTGCAACCCCTCTAAATCCAAAGGGCTAGCAAGTGCGAACTTAAGAGAGAGACTGTTTTCCGAGACTTTGCGCTCAATGTAAAAATAGTCAGTGGGAAAATAACTTTGAAGGTTTTCGTTTGGCTGACCCTTCAGATATTTGAACAAAGTCCTGCGACGAACAAGTTTTGCTCCGATAAGGTCATCCAAATCTTCAATGGTTTCAGAGAACGTGCCAAAGATGTTTGACACCGTCAACTCTGGTGTTGGAATTTGACCTTTGGTTGTACGTTCAAAGCCCGTGGCCGCAATTGGCAAGGGCTCGTATGTAGTTGTTGCCGTACTGTCCAGGTTGTCATTTCTGCGCCACTTGATTTTGGAACCATCAGGCATCACCTGATTGGTAAAGAAATAACGTTCAGTGCTAGCACTAGGAATGTTTAAGGGGCGCAAATCTAGCTCAAACAATTCAATGACAGCGTCGTAATACCCCTTCTGAGCATCTCCGTCAATCGCCTCTTTGCCTGCTAGGCGATTGTTGTACTCAGACGTGGAGATGTCACCAGCATCTCGCTGGTACAAAAGGTTTGCCTTGAAAGTACCTTCTTCTGCGTACCTGTTGTCTTTGGACATCAGCCCTAACTCCGTGAGTCGTAAATACGTCGCACCGTGAACGAAATTATATTCGAGTCTGGCCCAATCGATTCAATAGACCACTCATTAGGCTCAAGCCTGTACTTGTACAGTCCATCATCATGTATGAACTGAGCGTAGAAGAAGTCTCCATTCAGATCATCGAAAGAATCATCGTAAGAAGTTGCCTCCGCATCTGTTATCGGCTTTGTCTTCAAGCGATATGTCCTCATCTCTGTCTGAATACCATCAGGAGTAACCTGCTCATACCCGTTGCCCATTACAAAGCGACGAACACGCCTTGATTTTTTGACCGTATGACCAAATTCAAACAACTGCTCAGATTGAGCTTTTGTAAAGAGCGTAGGTTGTGCCATTGATTACTTTCTCGATGCGATCATGCCGCCTGGACGCATCTCACGCATGATAACGTCCTTAACAGCACCCTCAATTCCTTTCGCAAGTTGATTGCCTTGCGAGCCTGAAGTAGAGGACTCAGAACCGCCGCTGTTGTTGATATTGACCACAACGCTGCTGCTGACATTTCCGCCAGCATTCTTGCCCATCTCTACGGGAATCTTCTTGCCATCAGGAAGAGGAACCACGGCTTCGTTGTAACGACCTTCTCCAACAAGGCCCAGCGTTGGGCCTTTGACTATGCCGCCATTAGCGAATGGCTTGATTGCATTCGCTGAGAACGGCTGAAAACCACCTGCCCACACTGCGCCATTTGCAGCACCTGGGACAGCACTAACGCCAAACATGCTGCCCAGTCCTTTGACGAGCTGAAGTGTGGCCCACTTCGCAATCATCTGAGCCACCATGTCAGCAAACATCTTCGACATGTTGGCGAACATGTTGCCTAAAGCGTCCTTCATAGATGAAGTGCCTTGGATGATACTGCTGATGGCACTGCCAAATTCTTGCTCGAAAGTATCGGCAGTCTTGATGGCCATGGTGTCGAACTTGGTCATCGTTTCCATCTCTGCCTCAAGATCTTTCATCTTCGCCCTGAGTGTTCCTGGAGCAGCAAAGTTATCCGCAGCCGCAGCTTGTCCGCTCTCGAATGCAGCAACCTGCTCTGGGGTGGGCTTTAGCTTCATGAACTCTTTTTTGTCTTCAAGTTGCTGGCGAGTGAATTCTGCGATAGCAGCTTCCACTTCAGAAACTTCTCCGGCAGCAACCTTCTGGTCGAACAGGGCTTGGGCGATTGCATCTTTGCGCTCTTCCTCTAGCAAGATGTTTTTGGCAAGCTCTTCCCCCTGTTGTTTGGCGAATTCAATCTCGTCAATCGCGAGCTGGTTGTTGATTTCGGCAATGGCTGCAGCCTTTTCTCTAGGCAGCATTTGCTTCTCATTGATCGCCAAGATGTCGG